AGTGTTGCCTGCTCCTCTTCAAATAGTACCTATACTTTAGATAGATTTCTAGCTAGACCAAATTCTTCTACAAATACTACTGTTGCACAAGTTACAGATGCGCCTTCTGGTTTTGAGTATTCGGCTAAGGTAACAAGAGATAGTGGTCAAACAGGAACTTTAACTAGATTTGAAACCGCTTTTGAAACTAAGGATATTATCAGAACGAGGGGGCAAAGAGTAACTATATCCTTTTATGCAAAAGCTGGTTCTGGATTTACACCATCTGCTTTGTCTGTCCTTTTGTTTGAAGGTAATGGCACAGAAAGAGCAAGAGGAATTACTAGTTATGACAGTGAAACCACACTAATAAATACTCCTAAAACATTAACTACATCTTGGCAAAGATTTACTCATACAACAACTGCGGTAATAGCTAGTGATACAACTCAACTTGCATTACAGTTTCTGGCTGCTTGGAGTGGAACTGCACCATCTAATGATGAGTTTTACATCACAGGAGTACAACTAGAAGCTGGTGAGTCAGCCACTGAGTTTGAGCATAGACCGTATGGAATGGAGTTGCAGTTGTGTCAGAGGTACTATTGGAGGCAATATGTTTCTGGGGCTAATGTAATTTATGATCGTGTTTATTGGAACGGTGCTGGCAACAACGCTCTTTTTAATTTTCCGGCTCCTGCTGGTATGAGAATTAACGCTGCCACAGTAACTTGCTCACCTACAACTAACGGAACAGGTGTAACTTTTACTTACCATCCACATGGTAACATAATCGTGTATAGAATTAGTGCCTCTGGTGATAATTATTTGTATGCACAAGATTTATCTATAAATGCGGAGTTATAAATGTACAAATTAATTAATCAGGTTTTAAATCCAGATAACACTATTGCAATACCAGCAATGATAAAACGAACAACAGATAGTTCATTTATCCCATTTGACGAAGCTAACACAGACTATCAAGAATACTTAAAGTGGTTGGCTGAGGGCAACACACCGGAGCCAGCAGATTAATGAAAAACTTTGATCTAGCTACGTTACTTGCTGGAATCATACCAGTAATGCTTGCTGCGATGTGGTGGGTTATTAGTAACGTCAATGATCTAAGAGGTGAGATACAACTGTTGCAAGCTAACATGATGATGTTAGTAGACCCACAAGGTCAGATCATTCCTAGTCCTGGTAATGCTTTTGCTAGACAGGAACTTAAGGAAGAGATGCTAGAACAGTTTCATGATTTAAAGGTTAGAGTTAAATTGTTAGAGGTATACAATGGCAAAGGACAGTAGACTAGAAAGAGCAGGTGTATCAGGGTTTAACAAACCTAAGCGTACACCAAACCATCCTACTAAGTCACACGTTGTTGTGGCTAAATGCGAAGATGGATCTATTAAGACTATAAGGTTTGGTCAGCAAGGTGTATCTGGTGCTGGTAAAAATCCTTCTAGTGCTAAAGAAAAAGCTAGACGTAAATCATTTAAAGCGAGACACGCTAAAAATATAGCAAAAGGTAAATGTTCAGCAGCTTATTGGGCAGATAAGGTGAAATGGTAATGGAAGATACTAGTCAACAGTTAGGTAGGCTACAGGCTCAGGTAGAGTCTTTACAAAGACAGATGGAAGAACTACGCATAGACGTTAAGTGTATGTCTGATGTTGTTACTAAGTGGAAAGGTGCTGGTGCTTTACTGCTTATACTAGGTGCTTCACTGGGCTGGTTAGTAGATGCTATCGCTAGACGATTATAAAAAGTACTTGACTTTATTGTCAATATGTGGTATATTCTTTTTACAAGGATGCACCGCTTTGGGTTTAGCTAAAGCAGTAATGCCAGGTAAATCTGGTACTAATGTTAATGCTAATGCTCAGGTAGGAAAAGAGAACACACAGCAAGTAGTAGGTCAACAAGACAACACCAAGATCGAAGGTGAGAATGTTAATGTTAGTCAGAAGGAAAACGACAGCAGCATTAACACATCTAAAGTAGATAGCTTAATACAAAATAATACTAATGTACCGATGTGGTACTTATTGTTGTTGGTATTAGGGTGGTTACTTCCTAGTCCACAAGAGATATGGAATGGGTTCATCGGATCAATAGAAAGAATAATTCATGGCAAGAACAATAAGCGTAGCAAAAACACTTGACGGAGCTACGGCTACGACTAAATACACGTTGTATAAAATACCTGCTAAACAGACAGGATTATGGACTGTTCAGTATATTATCAGCACTGAGGGTAACGAAACACCTCATGTATTCTGGTATGACGCTTCTACTAATAATGAATATTTAGTTGTGGCAGGTAAAAACTTAGGTGTTGGTGAGTCTATTCTACTTGATGGAGACGCAGTTGTTGCTCTACAAGAATTTGATGAGATACGTATACAAAACTCAGGTACTGTTAATGCGGTAACTTATATTGCAACTTTACATTTACAGTTTGCAGATGCAGTTCAATTTCACGGTAACGGTAATTAAAGGAGATAGATATGTACGGATACGGTAAAAAGAAAAAGAAACCTGCACCTAAAAAGAAGAACAAATGAAGCCTTGTCCTACTTGTCCCTATCCTAAGAAGTGTAAGGCAGCAGGTAAATGTTTGCGTGGTGCAATGCGTAAAACTAAAAAGAAAGCATAATAATGAACTATTTAGATTTAGTTAATGATGTACTAATAAGACTTAGAGAAGATGAGGTAACTGCTACAACAGATACTCCATACTCTAAACTTATTGGTAAGTTTGTTAATGACGCTAAAAGAACAGTAGAAGATGCGTATCAATGGAATGCTTTGTCTGAAACATTAACAGTAACTACTGCTAATGATTTGTTTAACTATGTTATGACAGGATCAGGTCAACGATTTAAAGTAATTGATGTTATTAATAGTGAAGATAATGTATTCCTAGAGTATAAACCTTTTAGTCAGATGAACAATTTGTTTCTTAATCAGACACCACAAAAAGGTACACCAGCTTACTACAACTTTAATGGTGTAGATACTAACGGGGATACTCAAGTAGATATTTATCCTATTCCTGATGGTATTTATAACGTGTTCTTTAACATCTATAAACCACAAGTATCACTAAGTGCTGGAGCAGATCGGTTAGTTGTACCTGCTGAACCTGTTCTTAAATATGCTTATGCAATGGCTGTAGCAGAACGTGGTGAGGATGGTGGACTAGCAGCACAAGAAGCTACTGCACTAGCTGATTTATCTTTAGCGGATCATATAGCTATTGAGAACGGTAGATACAGTGACGAATACATCTGGCATCAAGTCTAATGGCTGGTAGATTACAATCATCGACAATATCAGCACCAGGTTTTCTTGGTGTTAATACACAAGAAAGTAGTGTTGATCTTGCGTCAGGCTACGCATTAGAAGCATACAACTGTGTTATAGATAAGTTTGGTCGTATAGGTGCTAGACGAGGTTGGCAGAAAGTAAACAGTTCTACTAACTCTGATCTATTGACAAACGACATTGAGTTTATTTATAACATACCTGAGACAGATGTAACACTGTGTGCTGGTAATAATTTAATATTGTCAAGAGCTAGTGGTGCAAGTACATTAGTTACTGAAGTAAATACTACAGTAGTTGACCAGCCAGGAACAGGTACAACAGCATACACCATCACAAATAATAACTGGATGGGTGCTAGTATTGTATTTGGTGAAGGACCAGATGTTAGTCCTCATGCTTACTTAGCACAAGCAGGTCATCTACCTTTGGTTTATCACAAACTAGGAGCTAGTCATGCACATACAGGTGCTTACGGTTTTAATTTACTTAGTGACGCTGGCTCAGTACCTACCACCTATGCTTCTCCTAGTGATTTTAAGCCTAATGTAGTTATAGGAGCTTATGGTAGAACATGGTGGGCTGACATTGCTAACGATAAACAAACACTTTACTTTAGTGCGTTACTAGATGGTACTAACTTAGCAACAGGTGACTCAGGTTACTTGTCATTAATTGATGTGTTTCCTAACGGAGACGAGATAGTAGGACTAGCAGCACATAACGGTTTCTTAATTATATTTGGTAGAAGAAACATTGCTGTTTATGCTAACCCTATTGATGTGACAAGATTAGAGTTAGTAGACTTAGTAGCTAACGTAGGTTGTATTGCTAGAGACAGTATTGTCAACACAGGTACGGATGTTATGTTCTTGTCTGACACAGGCGTAAGAAGTATTGCTCGTGTTATTCAGGAAAAGTCAGCACCTATTAATGATATATCGTTTAATGTTAGAGATGACTTAGTTTCTTTTGTAGAATCAGAAACTAATAAAATAAAAATTAAAGCAACTTATTATCCTAAAGATGCTTTTTATTTATTAACACTGCCAACATCTAAGTATGTTTATTGTTTTGATCTACGAGGTAGATTACAGAACGGTGCAGCAAGGGTTTCTATCTGGGATAGCATTGAACCCACCGCCCTACATGTCACTTATACAGGTGATCTTCTCGTAGGTAAAGCAGGATACTTAGGTAAGTACTTAGGATTTTTAGATGATGCAGATACTTATAGATTACGTTACTACACTAATTACTTTGACTTAGGTAGTCCAACAACTATAAAGTTTTTAAAGAAAGGTAACTTTGTAGTAGTAGGTGGTGTTGGTCAAGCCGTAGCGTTAAAGTATGGTTTTGATTACATTAACTCATATCGATCAATAACAAAACAACTACGTTCAGGATCTGGACTTGTTTCAGAATTTAATATAGATAAGTACGGAGTTAGTGGATCATCTGTTGTAGGTAGTCAATCATTTAGTAATGACACACCCACAACTAACACGTTAACAGCGCCTGACGGAACACACTATCAAGTTGCTTTTAAATCAGTATTAGATGAAGATAATGGTTACGACTTACCTGTAACTGTAAGATTAGAAGGAGATGGGTTTTATCATATTCCTACTACAACAGGAGCTTCAGGCGATATAGAAGAAACAAACGCTATTATTTATTTAGTCAGTGCAAACGGTTTATCTGAATACTCTAGTGGTTTAGTTTTAGAAGAAATTAAAAGTAACTTAGGTGGTTCTGGTTCTATTCTACAGTTAGGCTTTGAAGCGGACATTAACGCTGCACCTTTGTCAATACAAAAGATAGATATTTATGTTAAAGCAGGTAAAACAATTTAAGGACAAGTATGAGTGATTATACAAAAGCAACTAACTTCACGTTAAAAGACGGATTAACTACAGGTGATCCTCAGAAGATTATTAAAGGTTCTGAGATAGATGCAGAGTATTCAGCTATTTCATCTGCTATAACGTCTAAGGCTGATTTAAACAGTCCTACGTTTACTGGTACACCGTCATCACCTACAGCCAGTACAGGTACGTCAAGCACACAAATAGCTACTACAGCGTTTGTGCAGTCAGCATTAGTTGGTGCGTATCCTGTTGGTTCTATTTACATGAACGCTGCTGTAGCTACTAATCCTGCTACCTTGTTAGGTTTTGGTACTTGGGTAGCGTTTGGTGCAGGTAAAGTACCAGTAGGTATAGATGCTTCTGATACTGACTTTAATACTGTAGAAGAAACTGGGGGTACTAAAGATGCAATCATACCTACACACAATCACACAGCTACAACTACTTCAACAGATGCAGGACACCAGCATAGTAATTTAAGATATCAACGGTTAGAAGGTGGCACAGGAGGTGCTAATTTTTGGGTAGATGTTATTACCACTAATACAGGTGTAGGTTACGCAAACATTACATCTACAACAACAGTAGCTAATACAGGTGAATCAGCAACAGGTAAGAACTTACAACCGTACATCGTAGTTTATATGTGGAAACGTACAGCTTAATGGATTTAGATATTTTACCTGTTATCGAAGAAAACACAGTACACCATTTTTCTGACAATGTTTATGCTAAACAAATGGCAGCACCTGCGAATACTAAAATAACAACACATAAACATAAATACGATCATCTTAGTATTTTATCTGAAGGAACAGCGTTAGTAAAAATAGATGGTAAAGAACAACTATATCGAGCACCAGCTTGTATTAACATAGAAAAAAATAAAACACATGAAATTATAGCGTTAGACAATATAGTTTGGTTTTGTATTCATTCAACAGAAGAAAAAAACATTTCTAAAATAGACGAAGTATTAATAGAGGAAACTTAAAATGCCAGTAACAGCAGCAGCAATTATGGGTGGAGCTACTATTGCGGGTGGCTTGATGGGTAGCAGAGCAGCTAAGAAAAGCGCAGAAGCTGCTCAACAACAGGCAGCAGCAACTGTAGAAGCTGCTCGTATTGCTGCCGAAGAAGCTCGATTCAGACCAGTAGGGATTACTACTCGGTTTGGTTCTGCTACTCCACAAATAGATCCTGAAGGTAGAGTAGGCGGTTATACGTATCAAGGCTCTCCTGAGTTAGTTAGTTTACAGGATCAGCTAAGTAGGATATACGGTTCTAGTCTGGGTCAAGCCGAACGTGCTGCTGGTTATCAACCACAGTTTGAACAGGCTGCTCAAGGACTGTTTGCTTTAGGTAAAGAACAGCTACCACAAAGCAGAGAACAGATCATGGCAGAGCAACAAAGATTGCTACGTCCTTATGATATTGAAGAAGAACAACGATTAGCTGCTAGTGTGTTTGGTCGTGGTCGAGGTGGGCTGAGTGTTGGTACTGGAGGTAATCCAGAACTACAAGCATTAGCTGAAGCTCGTAGTCGTAGAGACGCACAGTTACTTGCTAACGTAGATCAAACTTTTATGAACAGAGCGCAACAAGCTGCTGGTTTATTTGGTACTGGAGCAGGTGTTTTAGGTCAAGGCTTCCAGACACAACAAGCTGCATTGTCTCCGTTTACAAGTCAGTTCCAGACTGCTCAGAACTTAGAGCAAGTAGCAAGACAGCCGATGGACATTGGTACGGCATTAGGACAGCAGATCACAACTGCTAATACTAACGCAGGTAATCTTTTATTTGGTGGTCAACAAGCTGCTTCTGCGCTACAGGCTCAGGCTGCACAGGCTCAAGCTGCACAGACAGCAGGGTTTGGAGCAGGTATAGCGCAAGCAGGACAGAACTATGCTAACAATGCTTTGTATAGAGACATCTATGGTGGGGGACAAACTCCTGCTCCTATAGTAAACAATCCTGTTCAAGCTGCACCTCCTCCTCCTCCTTTAGATTATAGAATACCAGGTATGCAAGGTGGTCCAGGAGCTTTTACCCCGTTATCGTAAAATTAAGGAAACATAATGGCTAGTTCAATCGCATCTTTATTTGGTCCTTCTGCTGAAGAAATAGTTTACGCACAGCAAGAAGCAGGTAAACAAAGACAACAGCAGCAGTTGCAGAATACTTTAGCAGCTTATCAAGACCCTATGGCTAGACAGTTTTATCAGTCTGGCTATAACATAGCTAGTGGTGCTGGTA